CCAATTCAGTTGGTACTGTGATGGAAAATCTGACAACCCAGTAGATAGTCCAACATGGTTAAAATCTCTGCATATTGCAAGAGATGTAATACAAGGAGCTTATCCGGATATTACAGAGGGGTCGACACATTATCATAATGATAGTGTTTATCCTTACTGGGCTGATTCACTCAATGAAACAGTCAATATAAATAATCACATATTCTACAAATAGGAGAGAAATATGCATTTTATGAAAATAATGAAAACGGTGTTGGTCGATAGAGCAACAGATTTTAACGGAAGGTCAGACAGACCTGAATTTTGGTGGTTCACATTATACGCAACTACAGTAGCAGGTTTACTTATGTTAGTGGACAACTATGTACTAGGGTTTACATTCTTTAGTATTTTAGAACCATTTGGTGAAATGAAAGAGAGTGGAGTGTTAGTATTATTGTTTATGTTAGCAACTCTTGTTCAAAGTATATCAGTAACAGCAAGAAGATTACACGATAGAGGTCGTAGTGGTTGGTGGCAATTATTGTTTGTCGTACCAGGACTAAACTTCTTACCATTATACTGGTCTGTAAGACAAGCAAAAGATATACCTGAAGCACTTAAATACAAAAACCCATACGGAAAAAGAACATGAAAATGATAGGAAACAATGTACTTATAACTGAAGTACAAAAAGAAAATGAATCTGCAGGTGGTATTATTCTCACTGGAGATACAGATAAAGGTAGCAAACCAGGTCTTGTTCTTTCAGTAGCTACAGGAGCACTTGGGCCAATTATGTCAGGACAAAGAGTATTCCTTGATTGGTCAAAATCAATGCCGGTAAATGTTGATGGAAACGCTGCTGTTATTATAGACGCAGTACACATTAAAGCTATTATAAACGAGGACGAATAATGTACAAATATAAAGTCCATGTAACAAGAATAGTTGACGGCGATACAGTTGATGTAGATATTGATTTAGGTTTCGGTATGATATATAAAAAACAAAGAGTTCGAATGATGGGTATTGATACTCCAGAATCAAGGACTCGTGATTTAGAAGAAAAGTTTTATGGTTTGAAATCAAAAGCTTTTCTAAAAAATATCCTAACTGGGTCAAAGAAATATAGAGATATCTATTTGGTATCACATGACAAAGGCAAGTTTGGAAGAATATTAGGAGAAATATTCATTGCAGACCCATACATATTAGACGAAGGGGTAATGAATAATGCCGCCGGTAATGTCAATCAAATGATGATTGATAACCACCACGCCGTTCCATATCTTGGGCAATCCAAGGAAGATACAAAGCAAGGTCATATGTGGAACAGAGCAGCTTTAAATGAACAAGGTGTAAAATATATTAAATAGCGTGTTTACATCTGTACCATTTTGTGGTATAATAGGCACATATGTTTAAAAATGATTATAACACTATACCTGGAACCTTTTGGGAAACCTTAGGACAATATGTATATGGTTATAAAGAAGATGGCAAATTTGTATATATTGGAAAGGGCAATGGAAACAGAGCTCTTTCCCATATCGGCAGTAAAGAATATAATACTGATAACCTATACATTATTGCTAGAAACCTTGAACGATTCAGCAATAAAAAAGATTACGAATCGTTTCTACTTGAATCATATTTAATATCAAATAACAACCCTAGAGATAACTCAGTCTCTGGACATTATAAGGAGTGTTTTATTATGGCAAAAATGAGTGAATTATTTAATGAATTTGAAAAGAGTCTGCACGACAATTTTGAAATATTACCAGATTGGTATGTGGATAACTATGATAAATTCAAAGGCAGATTAAATGTCTTTGTGGTTAAATCACATCATCATCTTTTAGAGTTTAATACCCTACAAAAAATGCAACCAGTTTTAGAGGTTACACCAGACGATGAGGTAACTTTAAAAGTGCAGATACATGCAAAGGACGAAGTGCTAGAAACAAGAAAAGAACAATTAATTGCATTCTGTGAGGAATTAGGTATTACAGACATTGAAGAAATTGGAGTCAGAAACCATTTCCATATTAATGTCGGCGATAAGAATTTGGCATTTAAATTTATAGAGGACTTCTATTCATGATGAAAAATCCTAGAGTAGGAATTACGGCTTCAACATTTGACCTTTTACACTCAGGTCATGTTGCCATGTTAAGAGAAGCAAAAACAACATGTGATTATTTAATTTGTGCATTACAAAATGACCCATCGGTTGACAGACCAGAAAAAAATAAACCAATTCAGAATATTGTCGAACGACAAGCACAACTACATGCAATCAGATATGTGGACGAAATATTAGTATATAATACAGAAGATGAACTAAGAGATATTTTATCAATGTATGATATCGATGTAAAAATTATGGGCCAAGAGTATAGAGATATTGATTTCACTGGTAAAGATATATGCCAGAAAAGAGGAATCGAATTCTATTTTAATAAAAGAGAACACAGATTCTCTACAAGTGATTTGAGAAAAAGAGTAATAAAAGGAGAAATATAATGCCAAGTATCGATTTAACCCCACGGAAGAAACATCCGAAAGACAAAACCCCACCAAAGGCCATGCCGTTTGATATTGGGTTGAGAAAATTTAGAAAATCCTGCGAGAAAGCAGGTATAGTGCAAGAGGTTCGTATGAGAGAATTCTATGAAAAACCTACTGCAAAAAGAAAACGCAAGAAGGCTGAGGCAGTTTCCAGAGCAAGGAAACTACAAAGACAGAACGACTTGTACACATCGCCAAGAGGCAGGAGATAATATGTCAGTAATGGACAAACTGAAGAAAAACAGTAAAATCAAATTCACATCAGTATTAAACAAATCAGAATTCTTTACAGAAAAAGAAGTGGTAACAACTAGCGTACCAATGATTAATGTTGCCTTATCTGGCGATATGGATGGCGGGTTAAGTTCCGGCCTTACAGTATTGGCTGGTCCTAGTAAACATTTTAAAACATCATTCGCATTATTAATGGCAAGTGCATATTTAAAAGAACATGAAGACGCAGTGTTATTATTTTATGATTCAGAGTTTGGCTCACCCCAATCTTATTTTGAATCATTTGGTATTGATACCTCTAGGGTATTACACACACCTATTGTTGATGTTGAGCAATTAAAGTTTGATTTAGTTGGTCAGTTGGATAACCTAGACAGAGATGATAAGGTTGTCGTAATAATCGATTCAATTGGTAACCTCGCATCTAAAAAAGAACTAGAGGACGCACTCAATGAAAAATCAGTGGCAGATATGTCAAGAGCTAAAGCACTAAAGGGACTATTCAGAATGGTTACTCCTTATCTTACTATGAAGAATATCCCTTTGCTTGCCGTGAATCACACCTATCAAGAGATTGGATTATTTCCAAAAGCTATTGTTTCAGGTGGAACAGGTATCTATTACTCTGCTGATAACATTTGGATTATAGGTAGGAGACAAGTCAAAAAAGGTACTAATATCCAAGGATATGATTTCGTTATTAATGTAGAGAAATCAAGGTTCGTAAAAGAAAAATCTAAGGTGCCTATCAGTTGTACATGGGACGGTGGACTTGAACAATATTCAGGTTTATTGGAAGTAGCTCTGGCTGGTGGTTATGTAGTAAAACCAACAATGGGCTGGTATGCTTCTGTTAATAAAACCACAGGAGAAATCAACGAGCCAAAGGTTAGAGAAAAAGATACTCTTAAGGAAGAATTTTGGGCCCCAATTTTTGAATCATCTGATTTCAAGGAATTTGTTAGGTCATACTACCAGATTGGTCACAAACCAATGCTTGAAATTGATTTAGAAAGCACTTTACAAGAGGAGTAAAATAGTGTATAATATAACTAATGAGGATTATTCTATTGTAGAGAATCCTAATTCAGAATTCCATGGTGTTTTATTAAAAACAGGAATTTATAAAGAAGTAGTTGTGGTATATGGAACCGTATCAATAAAAGAGTCCCCAGAACTTGATATGGCAACACTTGGATTTACATTTAATATCCAAGACCCTGGAGATAATGATTTTGATACTCTGAACACATCAGAGGAATTTAAAAATTATCTTGGCGCGGTATTACAACATATTATAACAGATAGTTTAGAATGGGGACAAGAAAATAATTTAGCGAGGATAGGAATTGGAGAATCACTTACAGACACACATACTGAATCACCTACTCAATAATGAAGATTATTGCAGAAGAGTTGTACCATATTTAAGAAAGGAATATTTCGAGGGTACACATAAAGTTGTTTTTGACCTTATTACAAAATTTGTAAGTCAGCACAACAAATTACCTACTGCAAAGGTATTACAATTAGAGTTAAGAAAAATAAGTGCACCGGAAGATGTACTAAATAATTCAGCTACTTTAATAACGGAAATCGCTACGAAATCCGAGGTTGATACAGAATATCTAATTAAGGAATCAGAAAACTGGTGCCGTGATAGAGCAGTACATAATGCTATTATGGATTCTATTTCTATCATTGATGGTAAGGATTCTGAACGGACCGAAGGTTCCATACCAGAAATACTATCAGAGGCCTTAGGTGTTTCTTTTGACCAACAGATTGGTCATGATTATATTGATGATTCTGATGAAAGGTTTGATTTTTATACTAAGAAGGAATCAAGGATTCCATTCGACCTAGATTATCTAAACAAAATTACGAAGGGTGGATTACCCAATAAAACATTAAACATTGCTCTTGCAGGGACTGGTGTCGGTAAATCTTTATTTATGTGTCATTGTGCCGCATCGGTCTTACAGCAAGGCAAGAATGTTTTATATATTACCATGGAGATGGCTGAAGAGAGAATCGCAGAGCGTATCGATGCCAACCTAATGGATTTACCTATCGAACAACTACAGAGGATTGGTAAAACAGCCTTTGATAGTAAAATACAGAAAATCGCCCAAGCCTCTATAGGTAAACTTATTATTAAGGAATATCCAACAGGGTCTGCGCATACTGGACATTTTAGAGCATTATTAAATGAGCTAAGATTAAAAAAGAATTTCACACCAGATATGATATACATTGATTATCTAAATATATGTTCATCTAGCCGCATGCGTGGGCTTGGTGGGAGTATAAATAGTTATTCATACATAAAAGCCATTGCAGAGGAATTGCGTGGTTTGGCTGTGGAATTCAATGTTCCAATTGTATCGGCAACACAGACCACGAGGTCTGGATTCAGTAATACTGATGTCGGTCTTGAGGATACATCTGAATCGTTTGGTTTACCGGCAACGGCTGACCTCATGTTCGCTCTTATATCAACAGAGGAACTAGAGGAGTTGGGTCAATTACTGGTAAAACAATTGAAAAATAGATATAACGACCCTACCAAATATAAAAGATTTGTAGTTGGTATTGATCGTTCCCGCATGAAACTATATGATGTAGAGGAATCGGCTCAGGCAGATATTATGTCCGACCCAATTTCTGATAAACCAATAAATAAATTTGGCGACAGGGACTCGGAAGACACCTTTGCCAATTTTAAAATCTAGAGGAAAAATATATGAATATGTTAAATACAGCAAAAGCATGGTTAATGTCAAGATGGTCAGAACGAACATCTTGGGACGGTGGACTTATTGTCGGCCTATCATTATCCTACCTATTACTAGGTGGACTTGTTGACTTAGTAGCTTGGGTAGCCCTAGCTTATGGTGTTTACACTTTTATTGCAAAAGAAGTATAATAACCTTTTAATTATGACATTCATGGGGGACTTTCATAGTCCCCTTCTTTTTACACAAAATATATATAAAATTTATATACTTTTTTTTCATTAGCGTGTTTACATTTGCCATAGTTATGGTATAATATACCTATATTTAAAATTAATGATAAGGAGTTAAATATGAAAAATTTAGTTATAAACACCCAGTATATGGAAAACTACGGCGATAAGGAAAACCCTTATATGAAGTTCAAGGGTGGTAATACCTTTATCCTACCTAACTGTGGTGACCTCGATGAGAATGAGGTTGCAACTCTAGTTGCTAGGGTAAGGCCTTTTATTACTACTACCCTCGAAGAGTCCAATGGTGGCTGTGAGGAATACATCATTGATTTTGATGTTGTAAAAAAATCAGATATACATGTTCCAACATGGGAAACCATTACAGAATTTCATTTCCTTAACGAGGATGGCTCACCTAGCTTTTTGAAGGTTACTGATAACCGTGAAGATGGTTGGATGCGTACAGAAATCTTAGAGAGAACCGAAGCTTGGGTTGGTGATATGTCATCTGAAACCAAGCGTAAGGAATACACAGACGAATATCTTATGGAAGATGGCGACTTTGTTTATGGTCCTAAGGAACTAAAAACATGGCTAGAGGCCAACGTACCGGCTGTGGAATATAAAGTCAAAAGAGAAATAGTTTTTTAAAATGATTACGGCACCAGCGGCTGTATTAAAGCGACTGGGGTTTATGACCGAACATACAAGGTGGAATGAAAAGTCCACCAATATTTTATTTAATGGAGAAAACAATGATTGACTATAACATAATTAAAAAAACAAGAACCAAAACAAAATATAAAGGTATTGATTCTGATATTCTGAGTACCATCAAATGGTATCCTAAGATTTATGAGAACCCATATAAATTTGATTTTGATGTTGTTAAAAAAAGAATAGAGGATACCAGAGCTGCAGGCTACGAAGATGATGTTTCAACAATAAAAAGAAACATTAAAAGAGTAACTGAGGACAATCCTGGTCTATTCGATGATTTCAAAGCCCTTTTGGAATTATAATGATTCCCGCAAAATTAAAAAATAACTCCACCGACCCATTAAGCAAGGCATATCAAGTGTCGTTTACTGATACCAAGTATTGTGAATATACATTTGAATCCTTTCAAGATGCGATAGTGTTTCAAGTTGGAATACATAATAAAGGTGTTGAATCTAATTTAAAGGTAATATCGCTCGATGTTAACTGAGTTAATAATCTTAATTATTTGTTTAATAGGTGCTTCTTGGAGAGCCTGGCAATTAGGTATTCGCGAAGGAGCATCTCGCACTATAGACAAATTACATAAAGGCCGAATCATTCGATTTGACCATCAAGGTAATATCAAGCCCAACGAGTGGTTTGATTCTTAAAACTAATCACTTTACAAAACTTATAAATAGTGGTATAATACTATCATATTAACTTTATAGGAGAACATATGAGAAACTTTAAATCTTTTTATCCTAATATACTTGAGGATATTAATACATTAAGGTATACTGGCTCAAACGAAAAACCTTTTACTCTTGCGATATTGGAAGATATTGATAAGCAAATTGGTAGTATTAAAGTGACTTTAGAAATAGACCCAAGAGCAGCTAAACAAAGTGGTAAAAAGCTAGGTATAAGCTCAACATGCGAAGATAAATCGCGAGAGAAATTTGCAAATTTAGCTCGGTTAATTATTTCAGAAACAGATGACTTAGAATTAAAGATGGATAAAGTCCCTGGTGACAGAAAGGAAAAAGATTTTGCCTTTCAACATAAAGATATGGAAAAATATGTTTATGTTAATATGAGACCAGATGGCGGCCGTGGTTCATTGGGAGATGACCCACATGAATTAATGACTGCCGCACTTTGTTTATTCCCATCAAAACATTCAATTACAAACTCAGACGAAATGGATTCTTTAATCGAATTGGTTGGAGCTAATTTAAGTAAGGTTAAGGGATATAAACAAGGTCAAGTAGATTCACTAAAAGGTAATTATTCCAATATGTGCCAAGCAGTTTCGGCTGCTAATGCCATTATAGATGCCGGATATGGTAATGCTGATATGGTATATTTAACTGGTATGGCTTGGGATAAAGATGTAACACAATTCCAAATGACAAAACATGGAATGAAAGACTTTAATTCATCTGACTTTATTATTAAAAAGGGCAAGAATTTTGTTGGTATTTCTTTAAAGAAAAAGAAACGAATAAATGAAACTGACCCAACATTAATTAATAAAGCTTTTACCACCTTACTTGCCGATAAGAAGTTTGATAAGGTAAGAGAACAAATTGAAAAAGATGCTGGTAATTTTTATTTACATGTTATTAAATTGGCCGCAAGAATTAAAGTATTGTCTCCTGATTTAATGGCTGATTTAAAGAAAGATAAACCAACAAATAAAAATTGGAAACAATATATCCAAAGAATACCAAACGATGTTATTAACAGAGTGTTAAAAGGTAAGAGAACACTATTTAAAGTTATGGCAGATACCATAAACAAGAATAGTGATTTAATTGCCAACCAATTAGTTCAATTAATCTTTAAAGCAGATTTAAGAGAACTAAAAAAGGTTAACTTTGATTTTGCACTTGTAACAGGTATAGGTGAATATGGACCAAGAAAAGGTGTTGTTGTAGAAAAGGGAGAGTATAAAGATATTGAAACCTCAACAACCAAACTTAATGATTTGTTTAACGAAGGTAAGGCAAAGATAATACTCACTCCGGGTGAGAAACAAGCATTTGACCCAGGCGCAACTGCGGCAAACCTTAAATTATCTCTTATCATTGGTAAAACAACTATTGCAAATATTACATTAAGATATAAAGGCGACTTCAGGTCAGCCCCTAATTTTAATGCAGTAGCGACATCAGCATTTAAGGCAAAATTACAATCATGAAATCATTAAAAAATTATTTAGCTGAGTCAAAAAATACACATATGACTCATATAGAAGATTTAATCCTTGACGGAGGAGTCAAGGGTGCACGCCAAGCTATCCTAGCGCTTAGGTCACTGAGGGATATGTTAGACGGTAACACGAAAGCACCAATGGATGTTACCGTGAAGTGGGACGGTGCACCCGCCTTATTTGTTGGAGAGGACCCATCTGATGGTCAGTTCTTTGTAGCAAAAAAAGGCATTTTCGCGAAGAACCCTAAGGTATATAAAAATCACGCAGACATTGATGCTGATACCTCGGGCGATTTAAATAAGAAACTAAAATTAGCTTTTGATAATCTAAAAGGATTAGGAATCAAAGGAGTTATACAAGGCGATTTTATGTTTGACCAAAGTGATTTGAAGAAGGAGAATATAAATGGAATTAAGCATATTACTTTCCACCCTAATACTATCGTTTATGCTGTACCTGCAGATACGAAATTAGCAAAAGAAATAACACAAGCAAAAGTTGGCATTGTGTGGCACACAACATATAGTGGCTCAGACTTTGGAAGTATGTCAGCCTCATTCGGCCAGGATATTGTAGCAAAAATAAAACAATCCAAAAATGTGTGGATGCAAGACGCCACAATGAAAGACTTATCAGGTACCGCAACTCTTACTAAAAAAGAAAGTTTACAACTGTCAAGCAATTTATCCAATGCGGGTAAAATATTTAAAACAATTTCGAGTAGTACACTCAAAGAAATAGAATCAAACAAAGAATTAAACCTAGTAATCAACATATATAATAATACCATGGTAAGAAAAGGACAAAGAGTTCAGAATACAAAGAAACATGCCAAGGGTTTAATCCAATTTGTGTCCGATAGGTACGCAAAAGAAATAGACAAAAGAAGTACCGATAAGGGAAAACAGGTGCAAATAGATAAACGCGATGTATTATTATCGTTTTTCTCTAAAGCAAACCTTAAAAATTTAGAAAATATCTTTATTTTACAGAATTTTGTTATAGATAGTAAATTAATTATTATAAATAAACTAAACAATGTATCAAAAATTGGTACATTTGTTAAAACTAAATCCGGATTTAGAGTAACCAACCCAGAAGGTTTTGTTGCAATAGATCGAATGGAAGGTGGTGCTGTAAAGTTAGTTGACAGAATGGAATTTTCAACTAATAACTTCAGCAAAGATATAATAAAAGGCTGGGATAATCCAGGCTAATGGGAATACCGAGGATATAAATGCAATCATTTAGTGAATACTTAAGCGAAGCTTCGAATGAAGTAACCTTCGTTTTTGGACGATTCAATCCCCCGACTGAGGGACATGAGTTGTTGTTTGAAAAACTTAAAAAAATATCAAGAGGCGGGTCGTACCGTATATACTCTTCTAAATCAGTTGATACCAAAAAGAATCCATTAGAATTTAAAGAAAAAATTAAATTCATGCGCAAGATGTTTCCTAAACATGCAAGAGCTATTATGGCCGATAAGGACATAAGAACAGTATTAGATGTATGTACCAAATTATATGACCAAGGATTTACAAAGGTAACCATGGTCGCTGGAAGCGATAGAGTAAGAGAATTTGACATATTGTTAAATAAGTATAATGGTAAAAAA